CTACTATTTTCTATCAGGGTTTCTCGACTGCGGCGCTGAGGTTCGTATCCACCGTAACTTTCGGGGGAACCGGATACGTCGGAGCAACCGCGATATTGCGTGCGACCGTGATGCCGCGACCATTATCGAGAATGCCGACGCCGTATCTCTCCTTGCACTTGAGGAGACGCAGGTCGCGTTCCGGATCCTGCCAATTATCCGTCGTAAGAGCTTCCTTCTCAGCGATAACGCCGACGTTCTCACGATTCAGGCAGTACATATCAAAACGCTTCTGCTGCTTGTCGAAACGGACGAACGGGGAGAAGTTCACAGTGAGCGGCATCGGGAGACGACCCTGCACCTGCTCCGGGCGCATGATGAACTTCTGTGGGCCTTCCTCGGAAGAGAGACCAGCAAAGCCCGGCGTACCCTGCGTAGCACCCCACGGATGAACCTGCGAGCCGCCGAAAGCGCCATACGTAAGACCGTTACCGATCATGCTATTACGAGCGAAGATAACCCACGTGAGCGGATGCATGATGATATCCGTCGGCGTCTGATCATTCGCCATGAGAGCAAGAACGAGATCGAGGAAATCTTCAACGCTGAGCGTATCATTGAAGTTGCCATGTTCATCGCGGCCTGTCGTGCCGGATTCAGGAAGCTGTGCGCGCGTAGCGTTATCGAAAACGATCGTGCCATGCTTCGAGAACGTGTTAAAGCACCATTCTTCTTTATAACGAGCCATTGCGCGGCCCATCTTACGAACGTTGATGCCGAAGATATCCCAAGAAGAGTCCGTGATCGCTTCTTCCGTGATCTTGACCTTCATGCCGATCTTCTTAACACGAATCTCGAGCTGACCGTTCTCGACCGTGTTGAAGTCGACATAATCTTCGTTGTAACGTCCGCCTTCGGAAACTTCACTTGCATGGAGTTCGCCAACAACCGGAATGACGTAAGTGACGGAAGCACCGCCGTCGACATGGACGATATTCATGAAGCGCGTAGCCAGATACTCCGGCTCAGCAGCTTCGCGGAGCTCGCCTTCGATGACCTTCGGGATCATCTGAATCACGTCCGTAGACGTGAGAGCTTCCTGAACCGTTGAGCGGCCCTTCGAATAGTCGCCTTCAATATTCAGGACCATCTTTTCCATTAGGTCGAACGTCTTCGAATCCACGTTCGGAGCCTGCTTGGAACGGCCCTCCTTGAAATCGAGCTCTGCCTTTTTGGCCTTCTGACGGAGGCTGTCGATACTTTGCAGAGTCTCTGCCAATCTAATAGACATCTATGAGTGTCCTCCCTTATATCGATTTATACTCTCTTACTTGTTCAGCAGGATCTTGACCGAGCCGACGCAGCCGTCCCAATCCATGAACGTCGGAACGCCGCTCATGCCGCGCTTTGCGTAACTGAGAACGACTTCGACGCCATCCGTCTTATCTTTCAGGAGAGCATCAGCCTTTGCCTTATCAGCAACTTCGATCGTGATGATGCCCTGCTCCGGAGAAGCATACGTGACCTTGAAAGTGCCATCGTTGAGAAGGGCACCCTGCACGCAGTTCGTCTTTGCCACACCATCGATTGAGATCTGGAGATCTTCGACGTTGACTTCGAGATTACGAAAGTACATCGGGACATAGTCCTTACCGCCAGCATAATGAATCTTGCCAGCCTTGAAGTCCGGCTTCTGAACCTTGACAGCGTTATAACCATCCGTGAGGCCCGGGATGCCGAGATCGTTATACTGGAATTCCGGATTCATACGCGGATCATACGTATCGAGACGAGACGTCGATGCGAGCATATGGAGATCGTGGTTGAGGTAGTTCTTGTCATACGGATAGCCCGGATACTCGCCCGAGGAATTGAACGGGGAAGTATTGACGGCATCTTCACCGTGACGATTCGTCTTCGCATAGACTGCCGGATTGAATTCATCGCTCTTGAGACGATCTTCGAGAGCCCAAGTAGCCCACTTTGCAGCGCCTTCCGGAACGAGGTTGTGATTCACACTGTAAATCTGGCCGATTTCCTGCTGACGCTCAAGCTCATACTCAGCGAGGCTCATCGTAGCGACAATTTTCGGGAACGAGAGCGGGGAGAGCGTGATACGACCATTTTCATCGGACTTGACGCGAGCACCCGGGAAGAGAGCACCGTAAGCGCTACCCCAGAGGTTCTTCTCAGCCTTATCCTTAAAAGCGAACCAAGGCATCTCGACGAGAGCATCTGTGAGGAACGGGCCAGGCATGATGCCGTTGTAAGCATCCTCGTCACGCGTATACTCATTGCGCTCTAGCATGCCAATCGGATGGTTGCCTGCGCGAACTGCGTTCGTTTCAACGCCATCCTTGTCAACGATTTTGCCCGTCGTAGCGCTGATCGTGTAACCAGCATCAGCAAGCTGATCTGCCGGAGCCTTGAACGCAACCGTAGCACCGCCGGAAGCGCCCGCAGCTGCCTCGGCGAACGGACGATAGCACGTATCAGAATAAGCGCTAGCGAGACCAGCAAGCGGCGTCCACTCTTTGCCGACGTGATTTGCCTGCTGATCCTGAGCCTCTGCCGAAACAATCGCATCAGCTTTACCAGCGAAGTTCGGATACTTGTCGCCCGTCTGGCGGAGGCGAACCGGAACGCCGCCATTTGCGAGCGTCACCGTGTTGAACTGTTTATCGCTTTCGAAATCGACGAGATCCATGTTCGGATCTGTCGCGACGATACGGCCTTTCGGAATAACGACTTGGTTGAAGCCGTGAGCGAAACCGTACTTGAAGAGCGTCGGAAGACGATAGTCGAACAGATACTTGATGTTCGGGACATCATGCTCCGACGTATTCAGAAAGTTGTTCGTGCGATTGACGCGATCAGCGTCATCGCGGTAGCCAGGGAGATTTGCCTGGAAAACTTCACCACGCGCACCCGGCTGCAGGCGCTCATTCGTAGTGTAATCATTAGGTTGCAAAGCCATGAAATAATTTCCTCCTCTTAAGCTCTTCTAGCCGACACGACGTCACTGAAGATGCGGCGAAGATCTGCTCTGAGATCAATCGGCTCTTCGTTCTTCGCGGATTCCGTGACTTCGACATCTTCCGCGATGGACGGGTCTTTCACTGAGCCGGCTTCAATCTTCTTATCAGCCTTCTCCTCTTTAGACTCTTTCGTGTCGATGCCTGTAACCGTCTTGCTGGCCAGAGACTCTTTCATATCGCAAATGGAATCCTTGAGAGAATCCATCGAACGCTTTTTGATTGCTTCGACGTCAGCTTTGTCTGCGCCGAGAGCCTCGCGGAGAATCATATAGGTTTCTGCCATACTCTCCTTGAGAGCGGCCTTTGAATCCGCGATTTCTTTTTCCATGGACTCTTTCAGCTCTGCCGATTCTTTTTCGGACGCCTCAAGCTTTTCCTTGGACTCCTTGAGCTCGGTATTTTCAGCTTCGAGAGCCTTCTTAGCTTCCGTGAGTTCAGCAATCGTCTTTTCAGACGTTTCCTTGGCTTCCGTAAGCTCAGTGACTTTGGCTGAAAGCTCTTCAATCTTAGCTTTTGCCTCGTCGAGCTCCGTCGGCTTGACTGCTTCTGCCATTTCTTTTGCTCCTTTACTCGGTATATAGCTTTCTTGTGTTTGCATACTCTGTTTCGAGCTGTTCGCCGTTGCGGGGTATACATCCACTTTCTGGGAATACATGTCGCTAGGAACGACGACGAAGCTCAGTTCTTTGCCTTCCATTTCATGGACATCCCAGTAGCAAACTTCTTTTTTGCCGTTGTCATCATAAACTCTCCCGCGTTCATGCCCATTCGGACATCCTTCTTGAGAGTTCGTAATATATTCACCACAGATCGAGCATCTGACATCGTGAGCAGTGGCTCCGATAGACGTTGTAGCGAGAAGGCCATTTTTTACGTCCTTCTTCGCTTGCTCATCTGGGACATTTACCGTAAATCGAATCGCCGGAGTTCCTGAGAGCGTTCCGTGATCAACGTATTTTGCGTCGATGATGCGCCCGATGATATCTCCGTTTGATTCATTGTGATGTTTGATCAGCGGGCGATTATATGGCTTCGTCCAGCTCGCGATCGATTCTTTTAAGCATTTCGGCGTATATCTCGTGAAATTTCTCGTCGCGAATGGCGCGGCGTGAATTCCTTCGATCTCCACCATCAAAGAATCAGGGTCAATCGTATCCACCGAAGTTGAATGTTTTTCAGCTTCCGAAACTTCTATGGTTTTCGTTTCTCCAGAGGCATCTTGAACGAAAGAAGCATCTACGTATTCTCGAATCATTAATGCCATATCACTTTTCACCTGCCTTTTTTAGCTCCAACGAACATCTACAATAGGGATGAAACGCCGGAATATCATCCAGGCTGAAATGATCGGTATGGATAATCCGATTATGTTCTTTCTTGTCGGAAGAACCTTCGTTGAAATCTACGTACACCTGACGGATTTTTAGCGCGGCACATGTTTTCACGTACGCGTACCAGTAAGCTTTCGAAGCTACTTGCTCCGACAGGAAACGAAGTCGATATTCAGAAGAATTGAAAGCGGCTTCGCGGTCGTCTCGGCTCTTAGCCCGTTTCAGTTTTCGATGAATATCTTTAAACATTTCAGTAAGATGCTTGTCTACTTTATCATCTAAGAGAGCGGATATAATACGCGGTTCAATATTCGGCTGCTTCTTCGCTTCTTTTATTGCCGCGTCGTATCCTTTGACAGCTTCGGACGATATATATCGTTTCAAACTCTTGCCAATTTCATCTCTTACGAGTGGTAGAGATAAGAAGTCTTTACCG